ATTACTAAATGCATTTAGCCATCTCGATACAGCACGTTTAGAACCTGTTATAGACGCTGCATCATCACTTACTACAATGGAGAGGCCATTACACACATCCGGTTTATTCTCTTTATCTGGAAATTGGACCATAAATGCCTCGATCGAAATTGCTGGTATATCTGGTGAGTCATCAAGGAGTTTATCGTATTCTTCTCTAGATTTCATAAGAAAATCAACCACATCTGATCGGTGTTTCACATCGAGTGATATTTCCATGTCAATAGACCTATAGAACTTCGACCATTGTACACACATAGCCGAGTGTGCCTCAGATAGAGGTAGAGACTGACTAAATTTACTGATAGATGTGAGTATACCACCCAAAACATTTAGGAAAGCGAAAAAATACTGGATGATCATAATATTATTCTTCGTATCTTGGGATACATCTTCATTACCACTCGGGTTCAACACGGCAAAACCACCTACGCCTGTTATACTGGCTATGACTATACTGGGATAAGATAACCAATCATTCTGTTTCTTGTAGAATAAGCGTGCATGATTATGCAACCAGCGGTAGCCAGCCGCTTTCTCTGCCCATTTTATAAGCAACTTTTCTTGTTTTTCACACCACTCACAGTGTTCGTCTTGTTTTTGAACACTCATAGTCTTATTAAAGTGGGAGATATATTTCAAGCTCCGGTTTCATTTCTTGAACCCACCATTTCTTTTCCCCTGGGTCCCATTTCGCACCATGTGATTTCGCAACGTCTTTCTCTTCGTATGGTACATTCAGATATATACGTGTCATCCATTGTGTTGCTTCTTTTTCCGTTTTAAACGACTTATACACCGCACCCTGATATCCATCCACCTGCTCCTTAGCTTCGTCCCATGTGTTGTAAATACCAGGTTTATATCCACGGAAGACGCTGTAAAATTTTTGCCCCTTCGCTTTACTGGTTCCACCAGCAGTCTCAAAGGCTAATGTATCGACTTCCTCATTTTTAGGGTTGCCGTTGTGGGCCTTTACCCATTTCCATTCGACAACTTTCAATTTATTACGCACTTCATCCATAGCAATCCACAACTCTTTGTTTTTTACGGGTGTGCCTGTGGATGTTATCCATTCATTCCTTTTCCAATTGACAATCCATGAACTAATACCATTCTTCACATATTGACTATCTGTGAATATACACACTTCTTGGATATCCCTCTTCACACATTCTTCGAGAGCTTTGAGAATTGCCGTCATCTCCATTGCATTATTGGTGGTATCAGACTGTTTACCACAGAGTTTAAAGTCATCACTAACCACACCCCAGCCACCACGTCCAGGATTTCCGAGACAACTTCCATCAGTGTAAATCTCATACATGATTACTTATCGTTCTTCTCCTTTATCTTTGGTTTAGTTGTTTCTTGGGGTTTAAAAAACTTGTTGTGGGGACACCCCGGGCACCTTCGATGTCTCACAGCACAATCAACACGAGTGGGTTTTACCATACACGGTTTGCTTAAGGCTTGCATACTGGTTTTGTTTCGGAACTTTCTTTTAACTCACGATACTCCGAAGCCTTCTTCGGTGTTTTACATATCGTATCACCACAATGATCCCTGTTCTGATAGATAGAATTGATGGATGTTGAAATTTCACTACACGATTTCAAATTCCAACGTCCCAATAGAGGTTTATCCACTTTAATAAAAAGGTCAAACACTTTCTTGATCATTATCTATAATGAGAGGCTTATCTTAAACTTAGAGATTTGGTTGTATGGGTAGACAAATGAAAATAGAGATCTCAAATGCAGATCTTATCGATAAGATTACAATCCTAGAACTAAAAATGGAAATTTTATGTGGAACAGATTCATTAAAAGAATTGAAAAAGGAATATGACCTTATCGCACCCTATGAAATGAAAAGCTCATATAGAGAAGAATTGAAAAATGTAAACCACGGTATATGGCAATTTAGGGATATGAATCGCCAACTACATTCCAAGGGAGTTTACAACAACACCTTCATTGTAAATGCTCGACGAATTATCGAATTAAACGATGAGCGTGTGAAACTGAAACAAAAAATTAACACTGAGACAAATTCCAATATTACAAATCAAAGAGGCTATGATACACCTATAACAACACCTTCACCCTCATTTGGTTCCCTAGACGACCCTGTATTCTTCATGGACAGACACTAAAATCATTTTTAAACAGCATTGGTACTGTGCATTTTAAAAATGGGTTATTTTTTAACAAACTAAGACTAAATGCTTAGTTGGAGAAGGCAAGGCCACCCATACCCGACTGGATGCGGAGGACGTTGTAGTTGGTCGCGAACATGTGCATGGTGGTCGCGGTGGTGGTACCCATGGTGACCTGGACCTGCGCGTTGTCGATGCGGGAGAAGTTGCAGGTACCGGTGGGCTGGTGCTCCTCGGGCTTGAGCGCGAAGGAGTACGAGTACACACCGGCGTAGGGGTTGCCAGAGTGGTGGTTGTAGGCCTGTACCTGGTTGAAGTACTTGCCCTTCTGCTCCTTGAAGCGGTCCTGGCCGTTGAGGATGAGCTTGAAGGTCGAAAGGGGACCGGCGTTCTCCTCAGTGAAAGACTCGGTGGAACCGCCGTCGGTACCGGAGATGTAGAGGGGAGTACCCTCAGCACCAATGGGAATGGCACAGTTGGAGGTGGGGAGGTTGTCAAGAACAATCTCGGCGTCGAGGTTCTTGGAGGTGAAGTTCCACAGGGAAGACTTCGCCGAAGTGTTGGAGAAGCACCACGCAAGCTCCTTGACGGGGTGGTTGTAGGAGAGGCGGACCTGCTTGGTCGACGCGGAGTCAACGGTGTCGTTGCCAGTGTGCTGGACCTGCTCGATCAGGTACTCGTGGCCCTTCTGGGCGAAGCGGCGGCGCTCCTCGGTGTCGAGGTACACGTAGTTGGCCCAGACCTTGAAGACGGAGGGGTTGACGAAGGTCGCCATGTCCGACGCGAGGTCGATGTCAATGCGGACCTCGTGGTACTGGAGCGCAATGAGGGGTAGGTAGAGACCGGGGTTGCGGTTGAAGAAGAAGATGAGGGGGAGGTACACGGTCTTACCGTAGCCCGCCGAGGTCATCTTACCCCAGTTAGCCTTCTTGGACTCATCCAAGTAAAGCTCGGTGTACAAACGCCACCACTTCTGGTAGTGCTTGTCGATGCGCTGACCACCGATGGAAAGCTCAACGTTGTTAACGGCACGCTCGGCGACCCAGTTGGAATCGGCAGTGGCGTTGGAGGAGAGGGAATCCTGACCACGGGACTCGAGTTCGAGGTACATGTCGCCGACGAGATCACCGTTGCGCGCAACGGTGACGGACACGCGACCGGAGTTGGCGGCAGTACCGTTGACGGTCTGCTCGATGTTCTCCATCGCGAAGTTGGTGTGGCGCTTGTATTTCGCCTGGAAGAAAGTTACCTCAGGGTTACCGGTAAGGTAAACATCCTGGGCACCGTAAGCTACGAGTTGCATGAGACCACCGGCCATTTTGAGAGTTGTTGTACTATAAGCAGAGAAAATAATTCTGGCTGAATGTGCGAAATTTCGCGATCCAATTTTTCTCAGTCTAAATCAAATGTCAACTTCTAATCACCCTGAAGAAATCGAGGAAGGTGAAATCGCACCCCTCCCCGAGTCTGGGTCTGAGTATGAGACCGAGTCCGAATCTGCTGAGGAAATTTCCATGACTGAGGATGAAGTTGATGAATTGGATGGAATGGGGGATGAAGATGATATGTTTGAAGATGAGGGTGTTGACGTCGCGACCCTGATGACTTCCCTTCTCGCCACAGATGAAGGCGATACGGTCTGCACCGCCCTGCTGGGTATTACCCAACAACTCCAAGTGCAAAACAAAATATTAATCAAAATTTTGAGTGAGATGAAAAACTAATTAGAGAGAAAATTCTTAATAATAGAAATGGACAGTACTCACTTCATCGACAAGGAACCAAATCGTTATGAAGCTCTGGCAGAACTTCAAAAGCAGAGTATCCAGTCGATGAATGAAGAGGCCATAACCAATATTGTAGATAATTTTGAAAACTACTGGGATCTCAGGACAGATGATTATAGGAATGCTCGTGAACTCGGGTACAGACAATTCATTCATGCTGACAATTATGACGAGAATAACAACCCAATCGCAGGTAAGATAGACATTTTGGCTATCAAAGGCATCCGCGAGAAGCAACGTCGCTTCCTGATAGATTTGAAAAATCGAGTCAAAGAACTCAACCTCCATAAAAAACAAACTGATGACGGTATCACTCTCACCGAAAGAATCTATAGTGTCCTGAAACAACTCAAAGATGGGTACGAAAACATCCGTCGTCATTACACAGCCTATGAGCGTGTTGTTAATCCTACCGCTGTCCCACAGACAAGCTCGACATCTGATCCGTCCACTATGTGTGATGATGACGTCGAAAGTGCTACACCCTTTCAGAAGTGTCTTATCTTTGTCCTGGATGAACTCTACAAAGCGGGGTATCGCCGTTATAAGGGGCACTGCTGCGAGGAAATCAAGACAATCGAAGGGTTCAGAACAAGGGCGTGGCGCCAAAAGATGACCATCGAAGATTTCGTGTACTCACTCGCTCAAAAGGATGATGACTTTAACAACTGGAAGAACTTCACAAGTAAGGGGAGTATTTTTAGGGATGTTATCGATAACATTTCCAAGTGTATGGACCCACAGTTCCCCACCATTATCAAACGGCGTCATGTTTGGTCATTCAAGAATGGTGTGTTTGTCGGTAAGGAGTGGGACCCAGACCTTGGTGTCTACAAATGCAGCTTCTACCCTTATGACAGTAAGGAATTTGGTTGCCTGGACCCAACCATCATCGCATGCAAGTACTTTGACCAGCAGTTTGACGACTTTTCACATCTCGAAAACTGGCAAGACATTCCTACACCACATTTTGATACCGTTTTACAGTACCAGAAGTTTTCAAAGGAAGTGTGCAACTGGGCCTACGTAATGGGTGGTCGCCTGTGTTTTAACATTGGTGAATTGGACACCTGGCAGATTATTCCCTTCTTCAAGGGTATCGCTAAATCGGGTAAGTCTACCCTGATTACAAAGGTTTTCAAGAAGTTCTATGAAGGTGAAGATGTTGGAACACTCTCAAACAACATTGAGAAAAAGTTCGGTCTTTCTGCGATTAAGGATGGGTTCATGTTTATTGCACCCGAGGTGAAGGGTGATCTCGCCCTCGAACAGGCGGAATTCCAGTCGATTGTATCAGGTGAAGATGTTTCCGTTGCTGTGAAGAATAAGACTGCCGTCTCGATTGAGTGGAATGTTCCTGGTATTCTGGGTGGAAATGAGGTACCAGGGTGGAAAGATAACTCTGGTTCAGTCTTACGTCGTATCCTTCCATGGAACTTCAGTAAGCAGGTGCGTATTGCGGACCCCCAACTCGACGAGAAACTTGAAAGTGAACTACCCATCATCCTACTAAAATGTGTGAAGGGGTACATCGATTACGCAAACAAGTATAGGAACCAGGACATCTGGAATGCAGTACCCGAGTATTTCAAGACTATCCAGAAGCAGGTTGCGAAAGTTGCAAACTCTCTCATCCACTTCCTCGAGTCTACAATCGTCGACAAGGGTAAGGACCAGTACGTCCCACAGAACCTATTCGTTGCTGCGTTCAATACACATTGTAAAAACAACAACTTGGGTCAGCACAAGTTTCATGAAGATTTCTATGTCGGTCCCTTCAGTTCTTATGACATCGAGGTTAGGAACGAATCGGTGTCCTACAGAGGGAGGCAGTACCCACTTCAACCGGTTATTTTCGGTATCGACTTGATCGAAGACCAGCTCATGACTGGCAACAACCATTAAAAAAAATCCTTACAAATAGTAATATGAGCCAGTCGGTCAAAGAATTTGTCAGGCAGTCCGGTGTGGATGTCCAAAATTCAGACTCGAACTCCAATAACAACTTCGCTCGTGAACTTGAGTCTGATATGTTTAGAAGACAGAGGGAAGCACGTATGAGGGCTGCGGGATTCCGTGAACCTACTCGACCTGAACTAATCCAAAGACCCCAACGACCCTTACCAGGTCCACGAGCTCTCCCTCCTCCACCTACACGGAGCCGCTTCGCACAATTCGAAAACAACTCTCCTTTGGAAAATGAGTTTTCTGACCTAAACATCGATAAATTAGTAAACAACGCGTTAAAAGAACCCAGTGAATTTGACAACGCGAATCTTAGTCCTATTAATGAAAACGCACTTGAAAGGGCTCTCGCTGAAATGAACCCAAACATGATCAACGAATTCGGGGAACTCTCTGAACTGGAAATATCTCCATTTAAACCCGGTATGTTTGTTGGTACTATTAACAAGTCATTCGGTAAAGAACCTCGTCTAGACCTTTTACCCATTTTAATGAAAAAACCACTCGGTAAAACACCTATTGGTCAGGGTCTTTATCTGGACACAAAAGAGATAAAGGGTATCTATGGTCAGTTTAAAACTGGGTTTTCTCACACGAAAGAAGGTGGTCCCAAGGGAAGCATTAACAAAGCCTTCGCTAGTGTACAAATCATGGTGACTGTTTCGAATGGTGTAGAAAGTCAAGGTGGACTTTGCAATATTTATAGAAATGGTAAAATACTCTTCCGTAATGGATTTGTTGGTTCGAACATTGCAAACCAACCAGAACTCATTCGTCGATTTATTGTCGACAATTACACACGGAAGGACCCATTCCTTTACAGTCCAATCGAGTATAACAATCTCAGTGGTCAGTTTAGCATAAATGGGGTATTCACAAACCTCACTCGTATGCAAATGAAATTTTCAAGATACGGAACTACTGTTTATGAACCAGAACTTTCACCAATGCTCTATGTTACCATGAAAGGGTACACACTCAATATCAGTAAGTCTGGTACCGTACAAATTATAGGTGCTAAATCACCCGCTATCATGGAAAATGCATACAAAGCTCTAACTCCAATAATTCGGGAATTGTATAGAGATGGGGATATCAAAATAGGTGTGTCTAAAGTTAAGCGAAAGACCAGGTCTAAAAAGATTTCCCCTAAAAAAACCAAGGCTAAAACCGTCGTAAAGCGTATATCTAACAGTCAAAAATTGGATGGAAAGAAGTGTGAACGCATGGATAAAAAGGAACTCAAAGATCTTGCGCGAAAGATGAACATTCTCAATCTTAGAATTAAAAATGGTAAAACCACCCGAGACATGACCAAGAAGGAGATATGTGAAGCCATAAAGGCTAAATCTAACAAAAAGACCGCCACTATGAGAAACACAAACAAAAATAAGAATGTAAACTTATCCGGAACTAACAGTACTTTTCGTATTGGACGTAAATTGTGTCGCGATATGAAAATGGACGAAATCAGGCGTTTTGCTGCATTACTCAAGATTGATACAAACGGTAAACAAACAAAGGATGCCCTCTGTAAACAGATTGAAAAAGTGCGCAACAACATGACTAAACCCTTACCACCAGCACCACCAGCACCCTCTAAGAGGCAGGTTCAACAAACAAAGGCGAAACAGGTTGTAAATAAGAAAAAGGAGGTGAAGGAAAAGAGAGTAGGGATAGATGAAAATTCTATTCGTAAAGATTTGACTAAACTTTACACCAAGTCGTGGATGAACCGTTATAAACCAAATCTCACTCAAGATGTCAAAAATGTTAAGAATGCCATCAATCGAATTGGTAGACAAAACCGAGATAAAACACTTGGGGTACCCAAAAAGATGATTGTCGACAAAATAAAAAAGGATATGGTGAAGAACTGGAAAATGCAGAGGAAACGGGAACTTGAGAAGAAATATCTCACTAACATGATTAATACAAATGGTATCAGCAACAACTTGAAGAACCAATATCGTCGTATGGCTGTTAATTACGCGATGACACTGGTAAACAAGAATAAAAAACCAACAACGGCAACCATGAGTGCGTATAAGAAACGTTGGTTAAAGACTCGTGCTAATGCTATGCGGAACGCAGCCCCTAAGAAGAGGAACAATCAAGTTAAGGCTCGAGTTGAAAAGATGTAACATATTCAGAAGTGTAATTTAAATACATACACAATACCGCAACACCTAATTGATATACGGCCACACCCCACATATCAATTACCATGAGCGGAACAAATGCCATAATAGATAGAATTCCATGAACCACTACCTGATATTCAGCAATTGACCACCCCGTAACTACTAATACGAAAGTCGTAAGCATGAGACACACGTTAACGATATCTATAAATCTAAAAAACCATGTTAACATGAATATACTTATGTAAAAAAATATACACGTCATAGCCTTTCCCTTCTCACAAAAATTGAGTCCAGTTATATGAATTATCGTTCGCGTAGCGGGTGGTTCCGGGGGTGGAACATCTTGATTGAAAGCTATAGCTATAGAGCCATCCGGGCCTTCAACCACTAGGTGTCTTTCTCCTTCCATGGACTTACTATATTCACTACTGTATTGTTTAAGTTAAAGGGTCTAAACAATCTGATACCATATGGGTGTGCGAGAGGAACTAACTGGGCGGTTAGACCTTGGCTTGAAACGGTACAATCATGGTGTACGGGTGAATGATGACACTAGAAGTTGGGGAACACCTACAAATTCATGGCTAGACATGGCTAAGGAAGAATTTCTAGATGCAGTTATTTACATTATTGCCGACTACCTCAGAAATAAGGGTGAGTCTTTTCTTCAAGATGATGAGCCTGATGATAACAAACGCATCATGTCGATAGTTGACGACTGGGAAAATATAGATAGTCCACAACATAAAATGCTCTTATGGAATCTGTTCAATATGTTAAATAAAATATCTACCCAAGGTAAATGACACCTCTTGAACAGGAACAAGAAAAATATATTGTTCAGTCTCGGAGACGTATTTTAACTAAGGCGGTCATGTATAGAATTTTTGTGTTTCTTCTAACGTTATCCGTCACATACCTTTTCTTGAAAGATAAGAAAGAAACACTCAAATACACCGTGATAATGGAAATCATAACATTTGGTTTTTATTATTCGTATGAACTCTTGTGGAACTACATACCAACTAACACTTAATTTTTCGGTTGACTATTTTTGTGGGTTCCGCAATTTGTTTGAGGTGTATCGTGTGGTGAGAGAAGTCATATTTAGGGAACGTTTCTTTGATTTTATTAGAAAGTACACCAGCTTGAACTATTAGGGGTATACCAGTACACACAGACTGTTGTTCCATTGAGAGAAATTCATCCTCCATTCGAACAAAGTTCTTTAGCCTATCACTCTTCATACCATCTGCATGCATTTTGACATAGACAGCCTTCGACTCACCCTCACTGATGTAAAAATATTTGGAACCGTCAACCTCATCCGACTTTGTGTGCTTGTCATAGAGGAGAAACAAAACGACGAGAATCGCTACGATGTATAGCATTTATATTTACACAGAAATTAGTTTCGAGAGGTCAGCAACCTTTTGAAGGATGTTCTGGAACTTGTAAATATCGTCGACCGCATCAGGCTTTACAATTTCCAACTCAATTTGGTAGCTCGCCTCCTCTTCAGAATCCATATCAGCATTGTCCCCCGAAGAGATGGTCATGTCGATACTGAGGTTCTTACGCACGAAAGAGTGGCGAGTCTTGGTGCGCTTTCGGTCCATCTCGTACTCCCCAGTGGTGGGAATCTCACGAGCAACACAGAAGCGTACATCGAGTGGATCACACTTGAAGTCCTCCTTGATTACAGAAATTTTTTGAATCATCGTTTGTTCACCAGATTCCTCATCAGATGTGATTCGAACATTGTTATTGTCGTTGTAGTACACATCAGCTGTAGAGGTCTTGACACTTTCCCAACCATTATACTTCTTGAGACCCTTGAGAACTCTCTTCCAAGTGTCTTTACCTACGTTGGTATCGAAAAGAGAACCATTGTGTTTACCGAGACGGATTTCGACTTCGATGTTGCCCTCATTCTTGTGGGCTTCGAAGATGGGAAGAACGTGGTTGGCAATAGATTGAACGTCCATTTTTACTTAACATTTACATATTGCGCCTTTCTCTTAAGTGTTTTATGTACACAAAATGTAATGAAGGGATTCGAAAATCACGGAAATACTTGTTATTTCAATACTGCCCTTCAATGTTTGCTTTACATACCAGCATTGTCAAACTACTTGATACGACACCCATATGAGGGTGAATGTATGTTCACAAAAGAATACACCAATCTCGTCAAGACATATTGGACCAATGGCCAGGACAAGGTAGATATCAATACACTCCTTTCCCACTTTCGCGAAAAGTTCCCCCGTTTCGGAACAAAGGAACAACATGATGTACAAGAAGCCATCCTATGCATCATCGACATTCTCGAAGTGTCGATACCGGAAATTAAGCCATGGTTTTACGGAAAGAAGGTGCAAGAAACTCTGTGGCCGAATGGAAAGTCAACAACTGAAGAGGATTTTAGCGTTCATTTGATAACCTCCGAGGGTAAGGATATGGCTGAGATGCTCAAGAAAAGTACAGATTGGAACGTACTTGAAAATTTTGAAGACAACGAAGGGAAGAAACATCATGTCGCGACTACCCGTATGCTCTTTTCAAAACTTCCTCAGGTTTTGATGATTTCATTTGACCAAAAGAGTCATATTGAAATTATTGAGAATATATTGATTAATGAGTATGAATACAATCTCGTTTCTACAGCTGTACATGTTGGTGCACAAGATGACGGACACTACGTGAGTTTCGTAAAGAGACGCAATAAATGGTTCTTTATTAATGACGAAATGGTCAGGGAGGAGAAACTACCTGACGAAGCCGGATTCTATTTTATGGTGTATAATTTGAAAAATTAAGCCGCTGTAAGTGTATCAGAAGCTACATCCCATGTGAAAGTAGCACTTGAAGCTTCCGCGGTGGTAATAGCTCTAGAATCTTTCGATGAAGTCATGTCAGCAGACTCGGATAACTGAATGATGGTATTTCTCGCACGACTTTGGCAACAATCAACACGGTTGGTAATTACAACCTTTTCAATTTCATAAGCCTGTCCAAGGTCTATATCAAAGTATTCTGTTTCTGTATTGTGTGTGTGTGCTAAATTTTCCTTGTTTCCATCTACGAGATTGGCGTGGGGATGTTGACCACTAAATAAACTACTTGCTGTCACCGTCTTACCACTAGCAACGTTCACACCACCCGAGAACACTTCAACTTCGGCGAGGTTCATAAAATGATCACTATTATCTGGGTTAATCCTTCCTACCCTGACATATCTATACTTTTTGATTACTGGGGCTGCGGGCCCGGCTGGGGTTGGTGTTTCTTCCTGACCACCCATCATCATGGCGGCAGCAAGGGAAGAAGAACATACCATAAGGAGGCCGACACCGGCTAAGATAGGTACGGCAGACATTTTTTATACTTTATAGTGAGAAATTATTCATGAGTTGATTGTATCAACTTATCAATAATGAAATTTGGGAATTTAAGGGCACGAAAAGTCTCTGCTTTCACCTTTTCCGTGGTTAGCCCAGTGCATACCAAGTTTGTAAGTAGTACCAAAACCAGGGGTGTCATAATCGGTACCAAAAGCATTTTGTAAATCTGGGTACCTCTCACCATAACACTTAAGCTCCTTCACACCGGGTGGGCATGTGAAATCCTTATTTTCACCCATACCAACCTCATAATAATGTTTGCGCGCTAATTTGAGATTAGTACCTGCATATGCTTGTACCGCTGGGTAGCGATCGAGGTAGCATTGCGCTTCTTCATCTGAGAGAGTACAGGAATTGGAACGACCCTCTGGTATTCCAGATTCTGTATAGTGCCTACTAAGTCCCGCTTTATCAGTGCCAAAAGCGGCACGAAGATCCCAATGCCTCGCACCATAGCATTCCGCTAAGGAATCATCGTCTGTGGGAATGGTGAAAGTTTCATCTGGAGCTGAGGGCCCGGCCCCACCCCCACCTGTGGCTGGTGTTTCTTCACCACTCATCATTAGGGCAGCTACACTGGAGGAGCAACATACCATCATACCGACACCTGCTATAGCGGCAACAGCAGCCATCTTTGTTTAGTATAACAAAATATTAAAAATTTGGTCTACAATCTAAAAACTCCTTCATCTGAATATTCTCCTTGATGTTCACGATTGTCCTATAAAATGTGCGTCGATTGTTGGGGTATGTCTTATCGGTCCGTCTCTTGATGGGTCTCCACCACATAGGTGATTCCCATGTGATATACTTACACTCCACGATGGCTCCATCCTCAAACCATGGTTCATCATCCATCCGATTGAAGGGAATTTCTGATTCAAAAAAGAGTTTCCCCTTTTCTTGTACGTACAGACGCCACGCCGGTGCACCGGGCTTGAAACCAGGTGTTTCCCGTGACGGTTCCCGTTTCATGAGAAAATCCACGGTGTTCTTCTCTTGTGGCTTCCATTTGAACATCGTCTCGTGGGTTCCAATTCTTATGGGTTCGTTGACAGGTGTAAACACGAGACCATCAATCTTTTGTTGAACCGTTGGAAGATACTCATCCATAAACTTCCCAAAGTCTCTCATTTGATGAAACGTTTTACATTTGAGTCGATACTGGTCAGATTTCATGTAGATGATCGACTTCATGACACTTCGAGCTGCGTCAAGTCTCTCATTCAGGTTTCGATTCCACACAGATTCACCATTTACCCAAACAGCATCATATACCATGAGTGTATCCTCGTACAACTCACCATCAAGAATAGTCCCATCGTAGGCACTCTTCTTGAGATTGATAGGTACTTCAAACATATTGAAAGCTCGGTTCACAAATACACACTTTCGTTTACCCTCGTATGTGAGCGCAACCATCATATACCGCTCCCCATCCGTCTTCTCACACACAAGATATTCAGCACCTTTGAGAACAGGGAAATGTTTGTGTTCGATGGAAATCGGTTGAGGACCAGGGAAGTATTCCTTACTACCCCACTTTGCATGGATGAACTGAACAACATACTTGAAAAGTGGGTTCGACATGTTTTATGTTGAGTTGTAAACTTTAATTTACTTTTACACCTGCGGCGTTTAGGATATTACTTACACATTCATGTGTGTATGTCATCGTTAACTTAGCTGCTGTAAATGCATAAATTCGAACACTTTGTTCGATAAATTTCTCAAACATCTTGGGATTGATTGTCCACTTTGAAGACTTTTTATCTTTGATGGATTTGATTACATTTTTAGTATTCATAAACCACGCCTTTGCATTCGTTGAGTCCACTCGATAAATGTCATCAGAAATCTTCATACCAACTTCGGTATCAAAATGAAGGCCCATCTGCCCCACCGGTTCCGATGAACCATCCTTAACCTTAGATTTGAAAAGCTCCCAATCAACACCTTCCTTAACACCCGGGAATACTAGGCATCCAACATTAGCGTGCTTTTCGAAACACTGTGCAATTGAGTTATCATCTAGACCCACCCCAAAGTCGACAAAAATAATACGATCATGACTCTTCATATACCGTTGAATAGTTTCAGCTTTCATGAATGGATCGTCATCGACATAGGCAATCTCATTATCAAACCCTTTTTGCAAACACGTTATGTTAATTCTGAGAACCGAATGGAGCGTTTTAACATGACATGATTTAGAACGAGTGACGAGTAAAGTGACGATTTTCATATGATATTACATTGTTTCTAAGCCTTAAGCCTCTCATTGAGGCATCCAGAAAATGGCAAATTTCCTACATGACCTAGGGTGGTATTTACATCCGCGTAAATTTTACCACCAGCTTGCTGCCAGCGGCGACAGAATGCATAGTCTTCAGATAGGTACCTACGATTACCCGGGTCTATCATACAATCAAAGGCGGCGTGATAATCGTC